TCACCTCGCCGGTGTCCGCATCGACGCTCTCGCCCGACGGGAACTGCATGCCTTCGATCACGAGGTAGCCGAGCTTCGAGCGGGCGTTGGGCAGGCCATAGGGCCCGCCGTCGCGGGTGAACTTCACGTAACCCTTGGTGGCGAGCACGCTGACGCGCTCACGGATCGTCGTTCGTCCGCCGAGCCCCGCCTGGTTCTCGAAGGCCTCGGCGAACTGCAGGGCGGTGTAGAGGTGTCCGGCGCGCGCCTGCTCGTCGAGAATGTCGAGGATCACGTCGCGTTTGCGCGCGCGCTCTGCGTCGAGCCGTTCGCCAAGGTCCTTGCGCACCAGGCGCTCGGATTTCGGATCGAGCATGATCCAACGGCCTTGCCGCTTGTCGATGAGGATGGGATCGATCGCGGGACCGTTGCGCAGTTCGAACTCGAGGCGGCGCTCGGGGCGCTCCTCGTCAGGGCGGTGCATGAGGATGCCGGCGCTGTAGAAGCCGCGCAGCGCGCTGGCGCCGGCAAGGGCCTGGAACGGATCCTCGGCGATCTGCTTCTTCTGCGCCTTGCGGGTGTGGTGACAGAGGATCAGCCCGGCTTCGGGGGCGGCGGCGTTGCGCAGCGCCTCCACCCGCGCCTGCAGGAAGAAGAGCATCGCGTCATTGTTGTTCTCGCCGCCGCCATCGGGACCGCCGTCGAACAGGTTGCGGATCGGATCGATGCACAGAATGTCCGGACGCTCGTTCTCGAACGCTCCGAGGATCGCGGCTTCGACCAGGCCAAGGCCACGCCCGTCGAGGATGAGCCGGAGCTTCGGCGTCACGACGAGATTGTCGCGCGCGTTTGTGAGCACTGGCTTCGGCAGGCTGAGGCCCTGCAGCCGTTCGCGCAGGTAGTGGTAGTCGATCTCCGCCTGGAGGTAGAACACGCGCAAGGGACGCGGCGGCTTGAAGCAGAGGAACGCGGCCCCCGCCGCCATGTGCGCGAGCAGGCTGATCAGGAAATCGCTCTTGCCGACCTTCGGCGCGCCGCCGAGCACCAGCATGCCACCGGGCGTGAGCACGCGCGGCGCGATGATGTCGGCCGGCATGGGGCTCTTGTCGTCGATCAGCGCGCCGAGCGTGAAGGCCGGGATCGCGGCGACCGGTGCGTAGCCAAGTGTCAGACCGGGTCCGTTGCGGGCCACATGCCGGCGCCAGAGGCGATCGAATTCCGCATCGATGCGTTCCGGCGGCCAGGGCGGATCGAGGCAGGCCTGGTTGAACTCCTGGATCGCGCGCCGGGCCTCGTCCTCGGTCTCGCGCCCTTCATGAACGAGCCGGACATGATGGCCGATCGCCATGCTGGCCGCTTCGAAGCGGGTGACGGGATCGACGCCGCCCGCGCGGGTGCGACGGGACAGAACGTCATCGAGCGTCGGCTTGTCAGGCGTTGCGTGCGTCTCGATGGGCGGTGCGAGACCCGGAAGCGCCGGCATCGCCTCGACCGCGTCGGCGAATCCACGCAGGTCGCTTTCGGCTGCGGAGCTCTCACGGATGGCGACAAGGCGCGAGGCTCCGCCCTTGAAGTAGATCGATCCTGCGACGCGGATCGGCTGATGTGCCGAGCGAAAATGCGGATCGCCGCCGACCTTGTCGGCAATCAGCCCTCGCAGCGCGCAGACGAGATCGACGTCGGCGCCTTCGGCGGGCTCATTGAGCCGCCACCAGACATGCAGCTTCGGCGCGCCGGTTTCCGTGCGGCCGCCGCTTTCGACCACCATCACCGGTGACGGCAGGTACTGTCTGATGTGAGAGAGCTTTGCTTGCGTCTCACCGGAGTCGAGGTCGACGACGATGGTCTGGATCTGCCGGACGTCCTCGGCCTTGGCCTGACCCGCCTCTGCGACGGTTCCGGGCACGACGTAGAGCGCCGCGCCTTCGCGCGCGGCCCAGATGGCCGAGGTCACGATCTTCGCGGCGGCGTCGCGATCGGCTTCGATCCAGGCGGTGTGGGGGCGACCCGAGCTTCCCTTCTCTGCAAGGCCGCGCACGGGGATCAGCCCATCGCAATAGCCGAAGACGCGGTCGATGAAGAGCGCGATGGCGTCCTGGTCCGGCGTGAGCATGGGCTCGGCCGCGGACCGGGCATCGCTGGATCGCAGGTTCGCGTCAGCGCTCATCCGGGCAGCTTCCAGCAACGCTCGGCCCATGGGCAGAAGCGGCACTCGAAGTGCGTCGGATCGTGCGCGATGCGCGGCAGCAGTTCGTGCGCGTCGGTCGCGCGCAGGATGCGCACGGCGCGGTCGCTCGCGGCCTGAGCCCGGCCCGCGTCGAAGGGCACGAGCTCGTGGTGAAGCTCGGCGGTATCCTTGTTGATGGCGGTGAAGAGCGCCGGATGCTCCGAGACGCCCGGCAGCGCAGGCTCCAGATAGGCCTGATAGATCGCGATCTGGACGGCGTAGATCGGCTTTGCGAGGATGACGCCCTTGGCGACGGTCTCCCGCCACGCCTTGGCGTTCATCGTCTTGCATTCCCACAGTGCCGGAACCTGAAGGGCCGGCATGTCGGGAGTCCCGATCACCACGCCGTCGACATGACCGCGGATACGCCCGCCCGCGACGGAGAAGCCGATCTGTCCGCCGTCCCTTGTGCGCGTGACGAGATCGAGGCCGCTTGCACGCAGCCAGCGAACGGCGACCTCTTCGAGAGCATGGCCGATCTCGAAGATCCGAAGGGTCCGGCCATCGAGGCTCGCGCCGGGATCACGGGGGGTGTCCGTGAACTCGAACTGAAGCGCGCGGTCGCAGGCGACGCCGAGGCGGGACGCGCCGAGATAGCCGCGCGCCGGGACGGCAGCGCGTTCGCCAGCCAGCGCCGCATCGATGCGCTGGTTCAAATGGTCAGCAAAGGTGGAGCGCGAATTGAAGTCGAGCATCAGAACGGAATCTCCGTGCTCGCCTGTGCGGCGCTCGCCGCCATCGCTTCCTGAAAGCTGCCGATGGCGGCTTCGATCAGGGTCAGCACCTGCGTTTCGGAGAGGCTGGCGAGCGGCGTCGTCCAGCCGATCTCTTCCATGAGCTCGGCGACGGGCCGGAGCGCTGCACGCATGGCGGCGCGTTCCTGTTCGGTCAGATCAACCACGGAACGCCTCCGTGCCGACGAGGACCAGAAGGCCTGACAGGTGATCGAGCAGAACCAGCGCTCCGGGCGCGGCCGGCTCGTATGGAAGGGCTCGCGCCAGCCAAAGCCGCGTGATGGTCTCCAGCAGACGGCGCACGGGATGCCCTTCGGGTGCCAGAGACGCTCCCGGTCCGACATCGGTTGCTGCGAAGGTGTCATGGGCGTCGCCTGTCATCACGCCGCCCTCGCCAGCGCATCGCGATCGGCCCCGAACACGAGCCGACGGATCGCGGCCTTGTTGAACTGGAAGGCGATCAGCGCGGAGGCCTGGTAGCGGGTCAGACCGAAGTCCTGGCGGTACTCCATTGGCAGCAGCGCCAGCTGTTTGTCGGTCGGGGGCTGCGAGAGCCAGCGGCGGGTCTTGTGCGCGGTCTCGTCGCTCTCGTGCTCGTTCAGCCAGTCATCAGCGGAAGCCAGACAGACCATGCGCTCGCCGGTACCGACGAGCGTGGTTGGTTGGCCCTGCCGGCCGCCCACCGCGTACCAGCGCACGTTCAGGAAGAAGACGCCCGCCCAGGCGGAGAAGCCGGTCGCGACCAGCGCGGCATCGTCGCCGAACAGATCGCACCACTTGAAGCTCGACCGCTTCAGGAGATCGATCTCGCTCATCACGAAGTCGCCGAGCGGCTGCGGCGCATCCGAGGCGTCGTCGCAGGTGAAGGCATGGCCGCAGAGCGGGCAATCCCGCGATGAGAGCGGGATGATCGCATCGCAGGACGGGCACGTCTTGCTCGGCGCTTCTCCGGTCGGCTCGCGGCCGTCGAGATCGACATCCTGCTCCAGCGACCCGTGCAGGAGCGTGGACGTGCCGAAATCGAGGACGACACAGTCCGTCTTGACGACGCCCGAGTGTTCCTGCGGGTTCACCGTGCGCAAGCCGCGGCCAACCATCTGGACCATGGTCGAGCGCCAGGAGCTCGGGCGCAGCAGCACGACGCAGGAGGTCGGCGGGTGGTCCCAACCCTCGGTCAGGACCGCCACGTTGACGATGACGCGCGCTCGGGCCTCGGCGAAGTCGGCGAGGGCAGCCTTGCGGCTCGCCTCCGCCATCGCGCCGGTGACCAGCACCGTCGGCACGTCGGCTTCACGGAAGGCATTCGCCACGGCGGTGGCGTGGGCGACATCGGCGCAGAACACGACCGTCTGCCGATCACCTGCCTTTTCGCGCCAATGGCGGATCACGGCGTCCGTCACGGGCGTCCGGTTCATCACCTTGGCGACCTCGGCCATGTCGAAATCATCGGCGGTCTTGCGGACCCGACCGAGATCGGACTGGACGCCAACGTCGATCACGAAGGTTCGCGGCGGCACGAGGTGGCCGGAGGCGATGAGCTCGCCGATCCGGATCTGGTCGGCGACATTCGAGAAGACTGGGCGAAGGCCCTTGCGATCGCCACGGTTCGGCGTCGCCGTCACGCCATAGATCAGCGCCTTCGGGTTGCGCGTCTGGACCCGGTCGATGATGCGCCGGTAGCTGTCGGCGGCGGCATGATGCGCTTCGTCGATGACCAGAAGATCGAGCGCCGGGAGTTGGTCGAGATTGCTTTCGCGCGCGAGCGTCGGCGCCATGGCGAAGGTGGCGCGCCCCTGCCAGGACTTCTCGCCCGCATCGACCACGGAGGTCGACAGGCCCGGATTGACCCGGGCGAACTTGGCGCGGTTCTGCGCCGTCAACTCGTCGCGATGCGCGAGCACGCAGGCCTTGGCGTCGCGCTCTTTCAGGATCTCGCCGGCCACGCCGGACAGCATGATGGTCTTGCCGGCGCCGGTGGGCGCCACGCCGATCGTGTTGCCGTGGTTGCGCAGCGCCGCGACGCTGCGCTCCACGAAGAGTTTCTGGCGGGGGCGAAGCAGCATGGCGTCGCCTCTACTCACGCCCAAGAGGGACGCATGCCGGCCGCCGGAGCCGCCGCAGGCTGGGCTGCCGTCTGCGCAGCGCCGCCGCTCTGGAAACCGAAGGACTGCGCCACCGGTCCCATGACCCCGGCGTATTCCTTGTGGTCGGGCGTGACGGCGGTCCGGATCTCGTTCTTCGGATCGCCATTGGTGTCGGTGCCGACATCGATCTTGGCGACGAACTCGATGCCATCGAGATCACTGAGCCCGCGGATGCGCCGGGCGGACTGGGCCTGCGGCGAGACGTCCTTGTCGGAAATGCCGCGCGCCGAGTTGAGGATCGCGCGCACCAGCGCCCGGCCCATATTGCCCCAGTCCGGGCCCTTCGGGCTGTAGAGCTCGATCAGCGAGAAGATCTTGCGCCGGGCGTACGGGCCTTCGAGCACCGTGAACTCGGCATTGAGGTAGACCGCGCCGGTGGAGCCGCGCGTCGCATAGCCGCCGGTCCATCCCTGGCTCGGATCGTCGTAGCCGCCAGGGCGGATCGAGAGGCGAACCTTGGCGATCGCGCCCTTCGGGATGACGCTGGTGGTCGACCTGGCGTCGTTGAAATCATTCCAGTTGGACATGATGGATCACTCCTTGGTCTGGTCGTTTGAAGCGGCGTGGGACGGGATCGAGGCCGGCAGGCGGCCGGAAAAGTCGAGCGGCTGTCGCGAGGGCCCGCGGATCTTGCGCATCAGGCGTCCGAGATGCGGCTCCTCGACCATGTCGAGACGGCCGCTGCGGTCCTTCGCGGGAAAGCCGAACGGGTTCAGGGTCTGACAGATGAAGGCGCGGCGGTTCGTGCCGTCCTCGGCCTTCACCTCGGCCATCGTCAGGACCTCGTCGACGATGCCGGGCAATTCGAGGCCGGTCTTGGAGCCGTCGATCTGGGGCGAGAACACGCGCCGACTGAAGTCGTCGAGCCGCTCATCGAGGATGCCGACGAACCAGACATTCCTGGCTCGGGCGTGCTGCAACTGGGTGAGCCAGCCGATCATTTCACGGCCATGGAGGCCGTAGGCGCCGCGCACGTCGGGCTTGCCGGTCTTCTCGGACATCGCCTCCGGTTGCCCGCGACACCATTGGAAGCAGAGCCGGCCGGCGACGGTGATCGAGTCGACGAAGATCGTCTCGTAGCGATCGAGCATGCTCAGTGGCCCGAAGCGCTCGGCGACCGCCGCGAAATGCGCCTCGCCATAGGCCTGGTCGGAGCGCAGCGCCGGGTTCGGCCCGCCGATGAAGACCGCCAGATCGCGGCACTCAGCCCAGGTGCGCGGACGCAATGCGTCACCCGTCCATCCCTCGATGGCGAGGTCTCCCGCCTCGAGGTCGAGGAAGAGCGTCGTCTTCGGATCGAGCGTCCAGAGCAGGCTCGTCTTGCCGATCCCGGACTTGCCGAAGATACAGCCCTTGACGCCACGAGCTTCGGCAAGGCGCTGGTCGGCGGTGATGATCGGAAGCGCCATGATCAGCGCTCCGCCTTGGCGCGGGCTGCGGCTTCGACCGCCCGATCGGCCCCGACGCCACCGGCGTCACGCGCGATCTGCGAGAGCTTGCGCAGAGCATGCATCCGGTCGCCGATGGCGTTGAACTCGGCTTCGAGGCCGCGCAGCGCGAAGGCGATGTCGTCGAGCGTCGCCTCGGTGATGGGCCTTGCATCGACCGCGTCGTGACCGGGGCTTGCCGGAACGCGGATCGTCTCCGGCAAGGAGCCGAGGCTGTAATGGGATTTCTGAAGCGCCTTGATCGCTGACAGGGGCGCATCAGGGGTGGATTTGCCAAATGGGAACATGGGCTTGGTCCTTGTCATGTGCGGAGCAGTCGGAAGGTCGGTTTGCCGGGCCTGAGCGTCCGGGCCGGCTCGAAGGTGCGGCGGATCGCGTCGGGCCAGGCGCCAAAGGCGCGCTCGGAGACCGAGAGGCTGATCTCGATGTACTGGCTGGGGTCGTCGCCGGAGGCGCGGATCGTCTCGACGAGAGCGGCGAGCTTGGCCTGATCCCACTCGGTCTTCTTCGGCAGATCGGCGACGATGGTGACCGTGCCGTCGGTGAAGCGGACCGTGCCGGTGTCCTTGCCCAGAGCCGCGCGGGCTTCACGCGCACGCTCGCCGAACTTCAGCGCGATGGCGCCGTCGAGCCAGTCCTTCAGCGACTTCGCGCTCTTCAGCGCCGCGTCAGCTTCGTCCTGCAGGACGGCCAGGACCTCGGCCGGCAAGGCCGTGATCTCGGCGATCGGCATGGTGCGGAGCGCGTCGAGCATCGGCAAGTTGTTGCGAGGATCGGTCATCACGCGACCTCCTCGGCGAGGAGGGCGGAGAGCGACACCGGCGACGACTTCGGCTTACGGCGCGCCACGGCGAGGTAGGAGAAGTCGTCAGGTCCGTGACGCCGCTGGACGAGATGCGCGAGCCCCTGTTCGGCCGCCCACATCGCGCGCCGTCCGAGCTTCAGGAGTTCGGTGCGGTCCTTGGGCGGAAGCCGGGTTGCCATCGGCATGCCGTCGAGGGCGAGGAACCCGCGATGGTATTCGAGGCAGTCGCCGGGCCCGGCCTGGCCGAGCCAGCCACAGAAGTCGATCTCCGAGATCCGGAGCCTCGCCGTCGAGAAGGGAATGATCGTGTTGGTCATGAGCGGCTCCTACTCACCAGGTCCGGAAACCGTCTCAGGCGGCCGCAAGGCCGCGGGCGAGGAGCGTCCCGCGCAGCGTCTGGATCCGGCGGTAGAGGCCAGCGCGAGAGCCGTGTCCCTCGGCCGCCAGCTCATCGACGCTCCTGGTCGTGAGCGCGGCGCACAGCACGCCATCCCGACGATCGAGCGCGCCGAGGCAGCGCTCCACATCCAGCCGGATGGCGTACGTCGATGCGCCCTCGCCAGCCTGACCCCACACGGCGCCGAGGCCGCCATCGCTCGCGATCGTGTCGGCGAGAGTGTCCGATTCACCGTCATTGATCGGCGCGTCGATCGAGGTCGGCTCGAAGCCGAACATGCGACGCTCGGCGATCACACGCCGCATGATCCGCGTGGCGCGGTGCGCCATCACGGTCGCGACGAACGCACCGATCGATCCGCGCGCGGGATCGAAAGCCGCCAGCCGCGCGAAGGCGTCCGTGATCAGGTCCTGGCGAATGTCTTCGAGATCATGGCGGGGCAGTCGCATCCGCCGCACCAGGCTGCGGGCAGCGGCATCGGCTTCGTGTAACAGCGTATGGAGCTGTTCCGGCGAGGGAGTGAAGGACATGGGGCAGAGCCTCGTCATCGGGTTTCGATGGCGAGACGGTGCCGGCTAGCAGGTCGTCCTTGGTGGGCGTGGCGTGGGCATTGCGTGGGAGAAACGTGGGCTAAGGCTCAACTCTCGTTGTGCCCTGGCAGTCGAGACGCCATCCACGATCCCCCTCCCGACGAATAAGCGAGCCGACCTCCGCACGATCGAGCCCCCCTCTCGTCAAGGCATCCCGCAGCTCGCGAACGATATCGCGTCCTGGACGAGCCGTTGTCGGCGCAAGGGAACCGTAGATGACATCTTCAACGTCGCGGGCTGTGAGGTGCGGCCGAGATGTCTTCGCTTGTTCGATCAGTGCCGCCAGAAGACGCGTCGGCTGATCGCTGAGGGTGATCTGCCTATCGCCCCAGGCAACACGCCTTGCGCCGCGAAACACGGTGAGCGCCGGGTGCGCGTCGGCTTCGAATGCCTTCTGTGGAAGCGTAACCGTCAATGTTCCGGCGCTGGACATGCTCGTGGTAGCCGCCACGTGAGCAGTCCTGATCCCGGCCCGAGTGAAACGTAGCCGCTCCGTGGCGGAGATTGACGGAGCCAACAGCAGGAGGTCCCCTGACCTTGCTTCCCGAAGCATTCCCTCGAGGCCCGTTTGGGATAGGGTTCCGCGCGATGGAACGATCACGATCGCGGCCGGGTCCTCGCTGGATTCGATCAGCCAAACACCGGGCATGAGCAGCGAGAGGCCTTTCCGCCGTGCAAGAGCGTCGGCAATCAGTCCGACGAGGCGATCGGGATGGATCTGGAAGCTGCGAAGATCGTGGTCTCCTAGCCGAGTATCGCGATGTCTGTCGTGCGGACACAGCGCCCACAACGCTCCCTCGCGGAACTGGATGATCCGGGCATCCGCGCCACAGGAACAGTCGACACATGGATCCCATTCCGCAGCTGGCGGACACTCCTGTAGGACGCCCGACGCGAGCAGCCGGTCGAAAGCCGGGCCAAAATGGCAGGCAGCTTGCCGACCCCAAAGGAAGATCGGCTCATCGGCCTCACTCAGCCGCCACAGCAGAGCCAGAAGCGTCTCGGTCATGGAGCATTCCGTTGCGGCGGAGGAGGCGCAAGATGCGATCCTCGTAGTGGATGCGCTTGAAGACGGCGTGTGCGGGCGGCTTGAGCTTGACAACGACCTTCTTGGTTCGTGTGCCTGGCTTCCCGAAATGCACCCGAAACACCAGGTGATTGAGCCGCCAGTCTGCGCCAAGGCTTGCTCCCCGCATTATTTCGCCGAGCCTCGCCAGTGCGTTGTCACGCCCGTCGCGCGCCACGTAGGAGAAAAACGTCCGGGTTTCGCCGGTCTTCGCATCAGCGCCGACCCGGTCAACTTGCACCTCCGTGATCTGCACACGCTGAATGAAGTCGTCGAATTCGTAGGTGAAGCGGAACCCAAAGCCGACCTGCTGCACCCGATCGAGCGTGTAGAGGTTCTGGGCATGATCCGATGCGAAAAAACCCGGGCGACCCAAAACCTTGTCGGCGAAAATCTCTGCAAGTTCGCGTCGCCACGCTTTCGCCGTTCCTCCAATCCCGACGATGCCCGTGCCGCTCTGATACTTGAGCACGGCATGTTCAGCGGTTCGGAAGCTGATCACCTTTTCCTGCTGGCCATCCACGATTGATGCGGTCGTCACGGGCGACCCATGAGTGATCACCAACGAAAACTCGTCGTCATCGTACCAGCCGACACGGCAGTGATTGCTGCGAAGTCCTTTCTTGAACAGCTCCGCGGCGGCGGCTTCGAATGCCTGACGGACGATGTCGTCCATCCTTGCCTCAACGCCTTCATCGAGACCGACGAACTCGTCGAGGCTTGGACGCGCCAGGATCACCATCATGTCGGATGCCGCGTCGAACACCTCGCGATGATCAAGGAACGCCTTCACGGCGATATGCTTCGGATCTTGCGCGCGATCGCCTTCGCCTTCCGCTGGCAGAAGGTTGGCGCCAAATCGAAGAGCCTGCTGCAGCAGGATTTCCAATCCGGCGGCGGTGCCCAGTTCTGCGATGTGATGCAGATCCGCGATCAAGCCCTCCGAATAGTTTTCGTCGGGGCCTGCGAAATAGCCTTCAATGAATTTCCGCGCCTCGGCGTCGTCTTTGCCGAAGATTGAGAAATCAAATTGCGGCAGTTCGGCCGCGTGGCGTTCCAGCAGCCTCCGCAAGAGTCCGAGATCGATCGTCCGGGTGAACTTCGGATTGACAAATTTCTTGTGGTCTCGGGACACGGTTGTCCTCCATACCTGAATCGTGTTCTTGCTACGTTCTATCGCAAGCGTGGCCGTGAGTCGATTCAGGTTGCAGCCCCTGAGACGGTTTCTCCACATGCTGAGTAGGTGACCGGGGAGGA